TATATAAAGGCAATCAATTTTGGGCAGTCTTTTAAACGATTGGTTATAGATACAGATATTTCTGCATTGGTTCGCTTGGTGGAGACTCGAAGAGAGTGGGTTAATGACTGATTTAAATGATATTGTCAAGGCAGTGAAGGCTTTAAAACAAGATGACATACATCATGTTATCTCTGAGGCGAAAAAGGAACTTTTGGGTAGAATAGAAGTAGACCAGTTAGATGTTTATGTGGTTGACGGTACTCACATGGGTCCAGAGTTCGCTTCTTTTGATTACACTGAAGCAATGGAAGCTCTTCTGGCTCATGTTGAGGCAAGTAAGTATGACGTAGGTCAACATCGCTTCAGGATTAGTGAAAGGGCAAGGACGAAAGCGGATGCTGATGCGTTGATCGAGGAGATTAACAGGGGTCGGACTTTGGAGGAGTACATAAAAGAACAAGAGTACGCTCGTGAATCTGAAAAAAAGGGTTGGGAGTTGCAAAGGTCGAATATAGAAGCCAAAAAAAGCCAAGATTAAAACTTTTAAAAAAAGGGCTTGCGAGAAATGTTAAGTAAATGATAGTATTTTTCCCATGATGCGGTTTCTGATGCTTGAGCTAACACAAGCACGCTAAAGCCGCCTCCCCAAAAACCCAGCCGGACCGAGCGCCGCCTGGGTTTTTTGCGTTTTAGGGCTTATCAAAATGCCCTCCCCTGCCTTTTGATTCTGAGAGTTATAAAAATGATTCACCTCAATCTAGGACAGTGGCAAGTCTACGGTGGCGGAACGTTCGTGTCTTTATATCCATTGTACGCCAAAGCTCAAGCGGTTGCGGGTCCAGAAATTTTGTCGTTAATGAGCAAGCCGATGCCGGTCTATCAGATGACGCTAGGTGATGCCGTCTCGCTTGGCGGACTTACGTTGGTTTTTGTTCGGCTTGCCTTTGATTTTTACAAGCATTTTAAAGAAGAGAAACGGAGAAAAAGCGATAGTGATAAAGCGAACGATTGAGGCAATAAAGATAGAGGAAGGGTTTATTCCTCGTTGCTACCACTGTTCAGAAGGCTATGTAACGCTGGGGTACGGTGAGCTTAAAAGTGATGAAAAATGGGATGATCTAAGCAAGTATCCAGAGATGATAACAGAGCCAGAGGCAGCGGTGTTTGTCTGGGAGCGCTGCTTTGAGTTGTATATGCAGTTTATTGATAACGCATCGAGTCGAGACGCCTTTTTAGGTCTTAATGAAGCCCGGCGCGGGGCGATTATTAGCATGGGTTATCAAATGGGTTTTGAAAGATGCTTGGCATTCAAAAATATGTGGCAAGCACTGCTGGTCGGGGATTTTGATCGGGCATCGAAAGAAATGCTCAATTCAAAGTGGGCTAGACAAACAGAGCGGCGTGCAAAACGCCATGCAGAGCAAATGCGCACTGGGAAGTGGCATTCTTATTACAATTAATAAGGGGTAGATATGTCATTGGTTGGTCTAGCTGTCGGCTTGGCCGACCTGGTTCCGGCGATTGCTGGTTATTTCGGGGGCAGCAATGGTGAGGCTGTTGCTTCAAAAGTGGTGGATGTTGCGAAATCAGTCGCAGGAGTTGATTCGCCAGAAAAAGCGATTGAAAGACTTAGGCTTGATTCGGAGTCTAGGCGAAAGTTTGAAATTGCGATTCTTGGTCATGACCAAGAGCTTAGGCGTATAGCTCATCAAGATCGCGACAGCGCCAGAGAGTTGCAGTCCGACGCTATCAAATACGGCGATTGGCTCTCAAAAAATTTCCTCTATTTGTATTCGTTTGCGATTACGGCTTTTGTGCTGGGCTATATCGTCGCTATTAGTTTTTTCCCAGTTCCCGAAGACTCTAAGCGCTGGGTCGATACGGTGCTTGGCTTTTTGCTGGGAACCCTACTCTCTAGTGTCGTGACATTTTTCTACGGTTCGTCCGTTGGCAGTAAGCAGAAGACTGCGCAAATTTCTAAGGTTTTAAAATGAATAAGATAACCCCATCAAAGGCCCGCAAAAAGGCTCAAGCGTTAAAGAGCCGTTACATAGAACTGTTGGATGAGCTGGAGCGGCGCGGGATGGAAGCGCCAGAATTTAAAGAAATAAGCGAGGCTATAGAAGTGGTAAATAGCCTTTTTCAGAGAACGATAACGCAAACAGAGACTGCTTGGTCTCGTCAAATGAAAGAAATAAGGAGGTGTAGAGGTGTTTGATTTGGGGGTATTGATTTTCGTGTTTATGACGATGCTTTGTGCATACAAAAGTGTGCAATCCTGGGTTTGCATGGTGCCGCTGGAGGTTTCTAAAAAGCGTTTTGGGGGGCGAAAGCGCATTATCCAATTCCTAGCGCTTGATCCTATTTCAACAGTTAAAAAAGATTGGGCGAAGCGCCCTAAGCTGCTAGATGAATACTTAGCAAGCTGGGAGGCTGTTTGTAATGGTGAGGAGCTTTATAACTGGTCGTTTTCATTTTTTGTGGCGGCAATTGCAACAATAATACTAATTGCAATGTTAGTTTTGGCATAGAGTTTCTAGTATGGAAGCGATTTATTTCTTGCTATTCTCGGTTTTGATTGGGCTGGCTAACGGACTGGCAGTATTGCATCTTGTCGAATTTATTCCTACAAGGTTTTGGGGTCTTTTTATAAGGCAGCAGATTAGTGTTGAGTATATTGAGGTGGATGGAACCAAGCACTTTAAGAGGGTTAAGCGTGGAGAGTCTGAGGAGGGGGATAACCTGATTAAGCTTGCCAATAAGTATGAAAGGGTAAAGGGTAAAGGGCTTAAAATACCTTTTGTATTGTGGGTTGTGGTGGTTGATTTGTTGGTTCTACTTCAACAATAGAGAGGGCTTCAATGAGTGATTATTTTCTTATAGCAATGTCCGTTGCTTGTCTGGCTGTTTGTCTTTTTAAATGTATTCAATGTTGGATTTGCTCGTGGCTTATTTGGTCCATTGATGATTTGTCACTTAAAGAGCAGTCAAAGATTATTAAGTTTTTGGATTTGCTGAGCTTTGAGCGGGTTGATACGACAGTCAAAGTTAGCGATGGTGAAGGCGGTTTAGTATCTCCATTGGAGTATTATGTTTTTATGTCAAATCGAGCATTACAAGGCTATTTGTGGGTGCTGCTGGCTTTTTTCCCTGGTTTGTTCTTGCTCTATTCTATTTGCTTAAGAAGCTGCTAGGTACCTCTGGGGATTTAGAGTTACTCGGGGGCGCAACCCACCCGCTTTCTGTCGCTAAAAAAAATTTTTTCGGTTTCTTTCTTTCTAGGTCGAATTTACAAAAAAGGCCCTATTTTTATGATGTTGGTGAAAAATGGAGAAAGAAACTAAGGGTAAGGTTGTAAACCTCAACGAGTTCTACGAAATAACCGGAATCTCTCCAAGTACTGTAAGAAAGAAGCTTGTTAATGAAGGGATGGCAGGGGTCGAATCGGGTTCTGGTCGAGGCGATGTCTGGAAAATAGATACTCGTCTGGCAATAAACTGGCTAATAGATCGAAAGGCTCGCGAGCTGTCGGGTGTTGAAGATGATGAGGATGGTGAAGAGGTCATATTTGACGAAGACAGGCGCTTGAAGCGGCTACGTGGCGACAAAATCGAACTGGAACTGGCGCGTGATCGTGCGGAGGTTATCCCGATCGGGCTATCGGCCGGAGTCATACGGGAGATAGCGCTTTTTTTGGGTAAGTCATTAGATGGTCTGGCGTCAACAACTGCGGATGAGCTGAGTGAAATTGATGATCCGGCCGAGATTAAGAAAGTGTTGTTAGATTATGTCAGAAAATTACGGTCAGAGATTGTCGAACGAACAAAAAAAAGACTATCGGATATCCGTGGAGAAATTTTTCAGTGAGGTTCTAAGAGCTATTGATGCTCTAGATGCCCCACTTCCTCGCAATGCTAATGAATGGGCTGCTGAAAATCGGGTTTTCCCACCAGACAGCCCTTCCCCAGGCCCCTTTAAGAAAGATATTGCTCCGTACACAACGGCAATATGTGACGCGATGAATAACCCTAATATTTTGCGGGTCGCTATCGTGATGGGCACCCAGCAAGGGAAGTCTGTGACGATGGAAAATATCGTTGGTCAGAGGCTCTCGGACTGTCCTGTTCAGATTATTTACATGGCGCCGACAGAAAACCTTATAGCCAAAGTAATCGCGCCCAAGTTTGAAGAGATGTTTCTTAATAGCAATCTGAAGGAAGTTTCAGAAAAAATAACAATGTTGCAGTGGTCTGTGAACGGGACAACCATCAGGTTCGTTTACGCCGGCTCAGCGGCTGAAATGTCGGCGCAATCAGCCGGACTCATATTGGTAGATGAAGTAGATAGGATTGTAAACACCTCAGAAGGTGATTCCACAGAGATTATTGAGGCCCGAGGTGATGCCTATGCAGACTCGAAAGTTGTATACGCCGCATCCCCGACGCATGGGCCTCTTTCCAGGAGAAAGCACCCAAAGACAGGGATAGATCACTTTGAAGTAATTGATTTAAAAGCGGCGGGGTCTATATCGAAAATCTGGGAAATTTGGCAATCGGGCACCAGAAAAGAATGGGCTGTGCCCTGCCCTTACTGTAACGAGTACTTTATACCTCATAGCGGCTTGCTGTCCTGGCCAGGCAAAGACACAGAAGAAGAATGCACGCCCTCAGTAGCCTTTAAAAAAGCCTTTTTAGCATGCCCTAACAATGGGTGCTCAATCGAGAATAGCCATCGACGCAAGATGAATAAGAAGGGGTTGTATTTAGCCCCTGGCCAGTATGTAGAAAATGGCGTTGTTAAGGGCGTAGCGGACACCGAAGGCAATAATACAGAAAGCTTTTTCGTGTCCGGGTTATGTTCATTTTCAAGTAAAAAATCATACGGTTTTTTAGCTGAAAAGCTGCTTAAAGCGCTTAATTCGGGTGATGAGGGAACTATTCAAAGTGTTTATAACACGGGTTTTGCCGAGCTGTATGACAAGCGAAGTGACGCACCAAGCGAGGATGAAGTAAAGAGTAATTGCGAATCTTACCGCTTGGGATCAGTTCTGGGCGAACCTTTGGCTTTAGTTGCAGGGGTTGATGTTCAAAAGCGTTCTCTTTACTACGTCGTGCGAGCTTTGTATCCGGGCAAAGGTAGTATATTGGTCGAAGCAGATGAACTATTTGGGGACATTACGAAACAGGAGGTGTGGGATGAATTAAAAGACGTATTAAACGCTGATTATGATGGCCATGAGATACGGTACATGGGTATCGACACGGCGTATGAGCCTGAAATTGTCCAAGAGTTTGTGAATGCGAATAAACCTAGAGCTATAGCTTTGCGAGGCGTCTGGAGGCAATCGTCGTTGATTAAACAAGTTCGGCTTGAAGCAAATCGGCCTGGAACATCTATGCGCGGTTCGGTTCGCTACAACTTCGACGCAACAGCGTGCAAGCAATACATTCATAGTCGAATTGGACGGGGCCGAAAATATTCGGCCTTTTGGGCTTTGCCCGAAGATATTCATGATGAATATTGCAAACAAATTGGGGG